TAGCTAAATAAAAAAAACATAACTGAAAATTTGTTGGTGTCCCTGCACTTGAAAAACTTGCACTTGGTGTAGTATAAACAGTTACTGTTGGTGCAACTAATCTATCTACATAGTATTGAGAAGGTGTACCTTGTACTGCTTTATTTGGTATTGCAGCAAATTGAGATCTATCTATTTTAGTTAAAGATACATCTGCAGAAGTACCACTTGAATTATTTCTAATCCATGCTTCTAATACATCACTAATATCTGCTGGATATCCTGTACTACCTGCTGCTGTACTATAAGTTGCTTGAGCTTGAACTAAATTAACAGCTGCTTGTTTAATTGACCAAAGTTGAAGACCTCTATTAGCCCATTCAGAAAATAAAATATTTAATGAACGTCTGGCACTTTTTAATTGATAACCAGTTCTGGTTCCACGCATGCCTGTTCTTTCATACGCTTCTTCTATAATGTCATCAATCGGTGGATTGAATGCTATTGTTCCAGAAGTTGTCATATATAAACCTTATCCGCCAGTAATAGTTACTGTAGCGCTTCCTGCTGCGCCTGCTAAATTATATACAATTCCGTTTGTAAATAAAATTCCAGAACCAGGTACATAAACTTCTAAACCTTCTTCTCCAAAATTATATGTTGCTACTAAATTACCTGCTCCAGCTGCTCCTGCAGTTGCTGCATTATATAGTTCTAATGTAGAACTTGCTATTCCTTTTGCTTGAATAGAAGTAATTCTAGCTCTACCTGCTCTTGCTAAAGTATCAGCTCCAATTACAGCCATGGTTAAGGTTGTTTGGTCGCTTGAAAATGATCCGCCGCCCATAATATTTTCTCCTGTTAAATTGTGTGTGGGCCGAAGCCCACACTTAATTAATAAAATTTAATTACTACGCAGTAATATTAATATTTTGTGCGTACATAATAGTAAATGTTCCAGCGCCTGTTGATGCATCATTGTTAGCTCCATTATAAATGAAAGCTATTTGAACATCAGTTGTTCCAACGTCTAGCCAATTTGCACAAAGTCCTGCTGCTCCTAATGCAAAAGAACCTGTTGCGTTAATATCAAAATCATTAACATAAAGATCAGAGTTACCTTCAACTCCAATATCAAGTAAATCAGCACCTGTATCATTAAATGCTGTTTCAACATTAATTTTAATATCTATGATTTGAGAGTTTGCTGGGATTACAGCAGTAGTATTTACGTCTGCTCCTTCATCTCCAAAAGCAAATTGAACTTGTTGAGACATAACAACAAAACCTGTGTTTTGCATGTTAGTTCCAGCTGTAGCGCCTGTTGTGTTTCTTATCGTTCCTGCTTTTATAGGACCCGAAAATGTAGTTATTGCCATGTTATATTCCTCCTAGAATATGTAAATATAGTCCTCTAGGGATGTCGACTATACGCGTCTATATTCACTTGTTTTATTTTTATGTATAGTGATTAAAATATATATGATTTTTAAATGAAGTGCAAGAGATTGCACAGTGAATATTGTTATTCGAAAAGTGTAGCTTTTTCCTAAGTAGCTACAGAAACTTCGGGTGCAGCGTCGTCTATTTTAGCAACATGATGTGCTAACTCAGCTTCCTTCATCTTAATATCAGCAATTACTTGCCTAACTTTATGATCAATCTTGACCATATCGAGAGTATACCTACCCTCATTAAGATGCTCCTGCTCCCAGTTCAATTCCAGCGACCTCTTCACTTTGTAAAGGTCTTGTAATTGTTCCATCGTGAACCTCCTCATAGGTTAACCATTTTATAGACTGACTTGTAAATCCGTCTTTTTCCCATTTTACACTTTTTTCTCCTAGTTTGTCAACTATAGAATTTTCTATAGCTTCAGCTGTATCTTCACACGTTACGTCTAAACGCGCATGATATCCATATGCTCTGATGTTAACTAAGAATTTTTTCATGATTTCTACTTTCTTATAACATAAAAAAAAGGGGCCCGAAAGCCCCTTTTAAATTTAATTACTTAACGATTATAACGCGCCTGAACCGAAAGCACCTCTAGGGTCAGAAAATCCGAAGACATATCTTTCTCTAGCTTTGTATCTTACGTTTCCAGTGTCAAAGTCACCTTCCATAGTCGTTTTGATAGGTGATCTGTTGAAATGCTTAAGACCATTAGGTACATCAGTTTTAATGAACCATCTTCTTGCATTAGTTAAGAAATGGTTAACAGTATACCCTTGAGGTATCATGCCCATATTTTTTAATGCATTGATGTCATTATCTGCTGTGCCAACTCTACCTTCAGATTTCATCAATCTGTCAGCAGTAAATTGAAGAGCAGAAGGAATTACTAATTTCATTCCTCTTGCCGCTATCAATAGGCCTCTTTCATCAGTCATTGCAGCGATATCAATTAATGATTGCTCCAATGATGTTTCGTTAAGATCTGATGCAGTCGCTAACATATTACTGAAATTTCCAGATAATGTTGGGTGTGCGTTAGAAAATAACGGTTGACCATCGCCACCAGCAAAAGCTGCTGCGAATCCATTATTTAGAACTCCAGCGCCTTTTACTTGTTTAGTGTTTGCCATAGATCTTGCTAAAGCTTTTGTATATCTAGACGCAAGTCTGTCATACAAGTTATCTTCGATAGCTTCTTCTGTGATTGCAAACGCTAATGCGATTGTCTCGTTAGTGTATCTAGCAGTGAATGTTTCTTGTGCATCGTCGAACTGAATGCCTTGGCCTTCAGGTTTAACTGCTGCATTTGCGAAACCACTTAACATTACTTCTTCTTCGAAAGCTCTGTCTGATGATTCCGTATCGAAAATTTCCGCTGCTTCGTTTACGTATTGTTTGTACTCAAGTCCAAATAATGCATTTAGACCTGGCTCTAGTTCTTTAACTAGTTGTGCTCTTGATATTGCCATTGTTTATATACTCCTATTTGGGTTATGCTTGATAAGCGTTAGATTGAGGGTTGTAAGCAACAATAACGTCTGCACCAGCGACTAAAAAGTCTTGCTGTTCCATAACATTTGCTGATCTTACAATTTTCCACATATAGTTTGCTACACCTGTAGTTGCTACACCACTTAGATCTAATGTACAATCCGATTGACCACTTACACCTACTCCAGCATCATTTAAGTTGAAACCAGTGTTAGTCAATGTATTGAAACTTGCATTAGTCAAAGCTGCGTCTGCTCTTACTGTGTACTCTTGAGCTGGATTAGTATTTACAAAAGCAGTAATGTTATTACTACCTGTATTGTAATCCACAGCAGAAGTTTGTCCTGCTGGTAAAGCGTTTGCCCAAGAAGGTTTTCCAGTTACGTCAACAAATGTTGCGCCGTTGAAAACACCTAAGCTCTTATTTGTGTTTGCTGTATTATGTGCCCATGTGTTACCACCAACAATACCATCAGTCATTAATGCTGCTGTTTGATCTTGAATAAATCCAAGAGCACCAGGGACATTAGCTGCTGTTTGCATTGCAACGGGAGCACCTTTAAATATAGCGACAGTAGCTCCAGGAGCTGCTCCGCCTTGAACTAAGAACTCAGATTGACCACCTGTAGCTGGAGTATTTCCAACTGTCATAGTCTGTCTGCATCCATAGCCCACTGTACTTGTGTTTGCCATTTTTTTTCCTTTGTTTAAGTTATATCAGTGGGTAGGAATTACTAAATGAATAGTTATTTCTTTGTACCACCAAAAGTTACACGAGTTTGCCGTTCACTATTGATCGGCATACTTGAATGCTGTTCCTTCATGAGATCGTTATTAATTGCTTCGTCTTGATTTTTTGTTTGCCTATCGTAATAAGCCTCAATTTGAAGCGCGGTCTCTTCTGGTATCTTAGCCAGCAATAAGCCTCCTACTCCGATTATACCTGCGTATTTGCCTTGTGTTTCCACTGGGTAATTTTGTTCCGGGTATTGATCAGCTCTCACTAATTCAAATCCAGATCTCAATTGAGCGGCTATGTTTTTTGTATCTTGAAAACCCATAGTTTCTGCTCTTAACCATTGGTGACGGTATCCGTCAGGCGCAGGTGGTGCATCGAGTGATGAGGGTGGAGCCCAAGGTTTTTTAACCTCTGTTTTTTCTCTTGTTTGGCTCGCACGTGAAGTTTTTATTTTATCATTTTCCATATGCTTATTCTCCTTCCGTGAGTTGTTTTTGTTTTGCATAATCTTCTAGCGGCACGCCTAATCTTTTAGCAATTGCTACCTGTGATGGCGAGAGGGTCACAGTTTTTTTGCGTCCTGTTGAAGCTGAACGTTTAGCTGAAGCTACTGTTTGAGCAGGTTTTGCTCTTTCTGTAGTATTTCCTTCCATCTTACCAAATTTATGTGGAAAGTCAATTCTTATTCTTTTATCAACTTCTACATAGTAATCGTCAGATTTAGGGTCATAACCTTCTTCTTCTACAAGCTTTTTATGTATATCAAAAGCTGTATAAGTCATAGCTGAATCATTACCAAACCAACTATTTTTAGATGCCCAATCTTCTGCTTTTGCATCAGTTGGAACATTATTATAGTTATTAGGTTGTCTAGCTTGTTGAGGAGTTATGTTAACTTTTTTAGATACCTCTGCTTCTTCTGCTTCAATAGTTTTTAATTTACCTAGTTGTGCAGATTCAGAACTTAAAAGTGCAAGTTGTTCTTGTGCTGATACTTGCGCATCTACATCTCCAGCTTCAATAGCAATTTTAAGTGCTTGTCTTGCTGCAGACATATTTGTTGTTACTCTTTTTTCAAATTCAGAAACATAAGATTTATCTAATTTAGATAATTTCTTAACTGCTGCTTCTTTTTCAATTTTAACAGATCTAGCATAAGTCAAAGCTTCTTCTCTTTGTCTTTCTGCTTCTCGCATTTTACGAGTTAGTTTAGCAATTCTTTTTTGAACTCCTTCACTATACTGTTCTAGTTCTTCTTTTTTTTCTGTTTTTTCTTCTATTTTAACTTTAACAGGTTCTTCTTTAACCTGTTCAACTTCTATTTCTTCTTCTTGGATAACTTCTGGTTTTTCAGGGTTACCTTTTTCATCTAAATTAATTTCAGCACCTTCTTCTTCGCCTACATCAACTAGATCTTTTTTTATTTCTTCTGTTTCTGGCATAGTTCCTTCCTATGGTTTATATTACATGAAGAACTGATTCAGGATCTTTTATAGTCCCTATCACTTCATCATCATTAAGTATTCGCACTTCTCCACCTTCAATCGGTAATCTTGAACCCGCATAACGAGCAAAGATAACCCAATCTCCTTTTTTGCACCAAGGTTCTTTAAACTTATCTTTATCTTGGTACGCTAAATCTCCCATCTTTAAAACATAACCACATGTTGTAGCTATTCTTGCTTTATCTAAAGTTTCTTGGGAAAATAATATTCCACCTTTACTTTTTTCTTTTGGTGTAAAAGGTAAAACTAAAATTCTATAACCAGATGGTTGTGGTAACTCATCAATGGTATCTTGTGCCATAGTTTCAGGACGTAAAGCTTCTGGTTCTAAAGATTCTTTTATCTTTATTTTCTCAGCTTCTTTTTCGTATTTTTCCTGTAAGGCTAATTTAATTTTTGGTATTTGGCCGGATTCTTGCGTCTCCGATGTCGATAACTGTTCCTTGCTCATTTTTTTGCTCCTTAGGTTGTAGCAGGTTAGAGATTTCCTGTAATGTTCTTTTTATTGTAAAAGCTTGACCTACTAGATACTTGTAATTATCTATTTTGTCAACCCCTCCTGATATTAATACAGTTGAAACAGATTCTAAATCTGCTTTCAAAAGTTTTTGTATTTTTTGTAACGCTTGTAGATCGTCCATTATTCTTCTCCCCCAAAGTCTTCTAGTATTTCAAGTTTTTCTTTAGCGGTTGCTATTTGTTCTATTAGTTTGTCCATTTCATTAAGGTGTTGAGGATGCTCTCCAATACCTACCGAATGATTTAGATATATTCCTAATGTTGCTTCTGCTTCTGAGATTTGTGCTTCGTATCTTTTTTCTAGTGCTTCAATTAACATTTCCACCTTTTTCTAGCTTGACGTAGTCTAGAATCGGGATCGTTTGCAGCTTTAGGAAAGTCGCGCATTTGACCGGCACTTCTTGCACAGTATGATTTTCTTCTATTAGCGGCAGCGGACCCTTTTTTCACTTTACCAGTCACAGCTGTTTTTAGTTTAGAGCCGGGATTTGCTTTTTTGTAGGCATTGACACCGGCTTGGGTCATACCTGCTCCAGACTTTGTAGATCTAAAGTTTTTTTTATTTCTTTTTGGCATTACATCTCCACCTCTAGCAAAGCCAGGAGCGTCGATCATGTTTCCGTAATATTTTTTTGAACTAGAATTAGATACTTTAGTTCCACCTAGATTACCTTTAATATAACTTCCGTCATATTTTGTATTAGGCATTTTCATAATTATTTTTTCTTTTTAGCAGTCTTTGCTGATCTTACAAAATTAGCTTTTGTAGGAGCGCCTTTAGTTCCAACTTTTCTCATTGTCTCACCAGAACCTCCTGCGATTCTTTTTC